ATTGTGGAAAGCCTACAAAATAGGCGAAAAAATTACAAGCAAAATATTTCGGCACGGACTGGTGCCGAAATTGGTAAGCTATATTGCCGCAATCATGCTTGTATATGCATCCGATGTTTTTATAATCAACGCATTGACAATGACGGTGGTCAGCGTTGATTTTATGGCAACAAAAGTGATTGCTTTGGTGTTGATATCCATTGAAGTGAAATCAATGGATGAATCATTTGTGGCGGTGAAAGGGTATTCATTTATTGACAAAATAAAGGCAATCATTTTGAAAATGAAAAACGTTCGCAAACAATTTTGAAACAATACGGCGATCCAAATGAAACGGGGGCCGGGTATTTGGTCACAATCAACCTACCATATCCAATGCGGTTGGCTTGGGATTTAGACACAAAGGTCAAGCGTATGAGATGCCACAAATTGGCCGCTGATGCTTTTCAAAATGTGTTTGATGATATCCTTGCACATTATGGTATGGCCGAAATTGAAAGGTTGGGAATTGATTTGTTTGGCGGTTGTTTCAATTATCGCAAAATGCGTAACGGGTCGAAATGGTCCAAACATTCTTGGGGCATTGCCGTTGATTTAGATCCGGCACGAAATAGGTTGCGCGAAACATCAAAAACGGCACGATTTGCACGGCCCGAATACAAACCAATGATTGATATTTTTTATTCTCACGGGTTTATAAATTTGGGCGTAGAAAAAAATTATGACTGGATGCATTTTGAACTAAACACATGAAAAAAAACATTTACCTTGACGCATTTAACAATTACCCACAACACGAAAACGAATATCGCAAAGATTATTTTAATCGCTTAAGTGATATACTTGGAAAAAACCCGCTTACAATCAAACAACAATTCGGTATTTACAAATCAAAAATTGATGTGTATTGTGAAAATGCAGGCGTTCCAAATAAAAATGTAAAACACGGATGGGTCAAAACAAAAGACACATCACTATTTTTTACAAACCCAGATTATGAAGGGGCGGTATCTTATGAAAAAATACGTGAAAAACTCATTGATGACCTAAAAGGATACAGCCCAAAGTATCCAAAAATAAAACGCAACAAATCAAAGGATGGTCATTTATTGGTCATTGATCCTGCGGATGTACACATTGGAAAACTTTGTGAAGCATTTGAAACTGGCGAAGATTATGACACAAATATTGCGGTGCAAAGGGTCAAAGAAGGTGTGCAAGGTATTATTGACAAGTCACAAGGGTTTAATATTGACAAAATACTTTTTATTGGCGGAAACGATATATTGCACATCGATAGCCCCAAAAGAACCACGACCGCGGGTACACCACAAGACACGGACGGGATGTGGTACAGCAATTTTTTAAAGGCCAAACAAATTTATATTGATGTGCTTGAAATGTTGCTTCCAATTGCGGATGTTCATTTTACTTTCAACCCATCAAACCACGATTACCAAAGCGGGTTTTTTTTGGCGGATGTAATACAAACCTGGTTTAGAAAAAACAAAAATATCACATTTGATTGCTCTATTTCACACCGGAAATATTTTGCCTACGGGTTGAACATTATCGGGACAACACACGGAGATGGTGCAAAGGCTCAAGATTTACCGCTATTGATGGCGGTTGAAGCAAAAGACCATTGGGCCACAACAAAACACCGGTATGTGTACACGCACCACGTGCATCACAAAACATCAAAAGATTACCAAGGTGTTACCGTTGAAAGTTTAAGGTCACCAAGCGGCACAGATTCGTGGCATCACATAAAAGGATATACCAGTTTGAAAGCAATTGAAGGTTTTCTACATTCTAAAGAACACGGACAGGTTGCCCGGTTTACACATCTTTTTTAAGGCCAAACAAGAACATCACTCCGCCAAATATGGCGGCCAAAGTAAAACCAATTTCATTGGATACACCGCGAAAATCAATGTAATTTTGTAGCGTTCCTGTTATTACCATTGCAGCAACTGAAAAGAAAGCAAAGCAGATAAATAAGTTTGTTATGTGTAATTTTTTCATAATGCGAATATAGTACAAAATTTTAATACACAACTATTTCAATAATATTTGTAAAATAATTATTCCAATCAACACAACACTTGTTTTGCGGGATCGGTTTAGTTTTATAGATTTACGTTGCAGTACAACATTGTTTTCTTGTAGCACATCCACGTGCGTTTTAAGAGTGTTTAAATCACTTTTGGCACTATCTAACAACTGAATGTATTTGATTTGCTTAGATGCGTCTATATGTGCTTGTTCAAATAGAGAATCTTTTTGCAAAAGTTCAATGTATATATCATCCATTTGATGCAAGGTAATAGCAACCAAAGTATCACCGCTTTCCTCATCTATTAATACGTTTTGTGAATAGCTGCACCCGAATATTAGCAGGAGCAACGCGGTATTTATTAATTTTTTTTTCATAAAACATTTTTATGGTATCCGATTTAATTTGCAAGCTATCTATTTGCATGTAAATTGTGTCCGTTTTGGTAAGTGTTATGGTCACCGGGTCGATTGGTTTTACATTTTTAATTAACGTAATAACGCAATAAAAACAAACAGCCGCAACCAAAGCTAAAATTGACAATCTTTCATTTATAGATAATTTATTTATCATGTTAGTTTTCTACCGCATTAATGCCATTTTTTGAGTTTAATGTTAGTTTTTATTTGCATTATTTATGGTGTAGTTATCTTGACCAAATGGGAATACAATTGAATAGAATATATCACCTTCTTCAAAAATGCCGTTCAATTCCTCCGCATCTTTCTGTACTTGCTCTTTTGTAAATGTTAGTTTGTCGTAGTGTATACTCATGTTTTTATTTCAAAATCTCCGATGGGTGTCAAAAGTACATCTTTTGTGGCCGCGTTCAAAATTACATTGAAGTTATGAATGCACGTGTCATGGTATTCACTACCAACATCCGTTTTTTGAAACTCTTTTATGTTGTTAAATGTGAAATTTTTAAGCGTTCGTAAACTCTTTTTTAAATTGGCCGTTGTGTTCAGATCCTCCGCAATTTCCAGTGCTTGGAAGCATAACAAATGAAGCATAACTTCCGGTTGAATATCGCTCATAATTGATTTTGTACTTTGTCCCAATATTTTAGGGTGCTGTTTTTCCTGTATCCGTTTGGACCACCGTTCCAGTTTCGGGCAACCTTTTCGTTTGTTGGGTTGGGTGTGTTTTCTCTGATCACATTGAACATCTCAATGCTTTTTTGTTTATCCCATCTATCAATTAGGGTGTATTTATCAAACCCCAAAACACGGTTTACTTCTTGGACCATGATAGGCCGTATTTGTAGCACGCCAACGGCATCTTCACCAACATTGTGTGCGTTGATATCCCCGCGGCTTTCTACGTGTATTATAGCGGCAATTAAATTATCAGCAACCAACGCCGGAGCGTTGGGAACTGATATACTTAACAATATAAACAAAAGAATCTTCATTTTAACATCTCTTTAATTTTATTAATTTCATCCGCAAACTTTTGGTTGTACGACATTTCATTTTCAACACTTCGCACAGAATGAATCACCGTACTATGATCTCTATTCCCTAAAAACCGGCCAATTTCTTTGAGCGTGATGTCTGGTATGTGATTTTTTGCAATATAGCACAGCACTTGTCGTGGCCTTGCATATGGTCGGTCACGTTTTTTTCCAAAGATGTATTTGCTTTCTACATCGTAAAACATACACAACGCGTTCATAATATCGCCCAGTTGCAAACGTTTCGCAATTTTAAAATCTTCATACTTTTCGCTGACAACATCCATTGATTTGGTTGAATAGTCTATATTATTTGTTTTCAATATACTTTCAAGTTTATCAACGTAATCTTGCAGCGATTCCGCAACCTTTAGGGTATCAATGTATTTTTGTTTAATTTCTTGATGTTTCATTTTATTATCAAACTGTCTTTGTTATACGTTACTTTTGGTAGTGGTATTTCTTCGCCATTGCTGTCAATGTAATTAAACCCATTTTTCAATGCTCCAAGTGCTTGTTTGCTACTTTTTTCAAAGTTCTTGATTTCGGTGTTCATGTTTTGCCATTCTTCAATGTGCTTAAAATCGTAGCGTGTAGCACCGTTGCGGCGTTCAAACTTAATGCCGTGCAATTCAAAGGATTTACCGTACTTTTCGGATTCATCTATTGCAACCGGTTCCAAGTCTTTGATGGCTTGGTCCAGTTCCATTTTATAAGCCTTTAGTTCAGCATAAGCAAGCAAGGGATCCGTATTCCCTTGCATTGCTTCATATGCTATATCTTTAAAACGGAACAACATCTTCGCTTGGTTTCAAAGTTTT